AAAGTTATTTTTAAGAATGGGGTTGCCCATGATGCTGATACAGGTAAACCATTATAATGGCTCAAGAATTTAGCGACAATCAGAAGTCGGCAGGGGTTCCAGAGCAGGTAAAAAACGATACGGTTAAGCAAGCGAGTCGTCCTACTAAGTTGGCTAGCGGTGATTTTGTCAAGAAGCCGCAGGATAACACCGTAGAGCCTGCGATTGATACACGCCTGAAAGACCCAGCGAAGCAGGCAGATTTTATGCAATTTCTGTCTGAATCTCTTCAGAGTTCCATAGACAGCCGTGGGTCATGGCAACAGAACTTACAAAAGTGGTACAGGCAATATAAAGGTACTGTAAAAGAAAAAGATTTTCCTTGGGTTGGATGTTCTAACCTCCATATTCCAATCACCGGGATCATAGTTGATACATTAGTGAGTCGGATGATCAATCCGATATTTGGTGTTCAGCCGTTTGTTACGGCTAGAGGGGTGAGCGAGTTGGCTACTAAGCCAATTTCACCCGAGGGGGGGAACGATGCCCCCCCTACGCAATCAGACTACGACAAAGCCCATGATGTTGAGCATATGTTGGACTTTGTTCTTAGCAAGCGCATTCAGGTCTATTCAAAAGTACAAGATTGGATACGTGAATCGTTTATTTATGGGCGTGGGACTGTAAAGATAATTTGGAAAAAGGATATCAGGAAGTACACCCGTAAGCTAAACCAGAGAGAGGTACAGGATGAAGTGTCTCTTATTCAGGAAATGGTTCAGAACGGGAAGGCCACTGCTGACCATTTAGAGTTTTTAGACCAGATGGCTTTTATCTTAGGGAATCATGATTGGTCTAAGCAGCCATTCATTAAGATGGAGCGTGAAGAGATCACGTATGATAATCCCGATTGGGTGTTTATACCTATTGAGGACTTCATTTATCACCCTAGAGCTATAACGATTCAGGAGTCTGCTTGGTGTGCGCATAGGTTCAGGAGAGATTTTGATGAGCTGCTAAAGGCTCAAGACGAGGGGCTGTATACAAATATCGACCAGCTTAATATTGGTGGTAGTGACAGCAGCGAGGAAGGAATATCGACTCACGGTGAGACATTACTCAGTGATGTCCAAACTTTAGAAGAAGGGTTTGAAACTGAATCCGAAGAGCCGATAGAAAGCCTCAACGAGATTGAGTTAATAGAGTTCCACGGTAAATACGATATTGATGGTGATGGTAGAATGGAGGATATTATTGCTACGTTCTCCGCTAGACATCGTGTTTTGTTAGCAGTTAGAGAATCAGATCTGTTACACGGGAAGAAACCATTTGCAGAGATTCGCATCTTCCCTGTACCGGGACGTTTTGAGTCGCAGGGGGTGTGTGAAATAATCACCGACTTGCAACAGGAACTCAATGACATCCACAATATGCGTATCGACAATGGAACGATTACTAACGCTACGATGTTCTGGTATGACCCGAACTCAGATGTCGATCCTGAAATTCATCGTCCCGGCCCCGGTGTGGGATTTCCTGCTGGCCCAAATCAGATTGGGATATTGCAAACTGGAGACGTTAAGTTCTCTTCTTTCCGAGAAGAAGAACTAGTCCGAAGACTTATACAGGATCGTATTGGAGTATCCGATTTTGCCATAGGGAATGACGCTACTGCAGGGCGAAACAAGACGGCTACTGGAGTTAGTGCCATTGTTAATGAGGGTAACCAACGTCTTGAAATGATGTTGCGTAATGTTGCTGTAGGGTTGAACGAGGCTGTATTGCAAACCCTGCAATTGCTGCAACAGTTTGGTTCGGATGAAATGTTCTTCCGGGTTGTTGAGGGTGCTGAAACATCCATGCGGAAAGTTACCGCAAAAGAAATACAGGGTCAGTACGATATAGATATAGCAGCAAATTCAGTAAACACAAATCGTCTCTCTAAGTTGAACGAAATGCAACAACAGATGGAGTTAGCTTTGAGGGCTGGCCCAGAGTATATCAATATAGCTCCATTGGTTAAAGAATTCTTTAGGCTATCAGGTTCTAGGATAGCAGATCAAGTATCCGTGCCAGAGCATGAAGCTGTATTGCGTAGAGCGCAGGGGAACCCTCAATTTTTGCAAGTGTTGTATCAGGAAGTGACCAAGCTAGCAATGGAAGCAGGAATTATTGAAGCTCCTCAAGAGGGAGGCGCAGGGCAACAGCCTTCAGCACCGGGAGGCGCAGGACAACAGCCTTTAGCACCGGGAGATCCAGCGGCTAAGGGTGGTATTGACATACAAGGGTTGATTCAGCAGTTTGGCCCAATGATTCAACAACTACTAGGTGGAATGGGTGGTGGCGAGAAGCCTCCTCAACAGATACCACCACTACGATAGGAGCAGGAGATGGCTTATAAAGGAATTTACGAAGGGGGTAAGATAGTTTATGGCTTGGGGAAAGAATACCTTAAAAAAAGGGCTGCAGCGGAGGCTGCAAAGAACAAGCTTAGTCGGGAAGCTGTAATAAAAGCTCAAAAATCGCAGAAGCCTAAGACCGGCAGTGAGCCAATGACGCAAGCTCAGAAGGACAAGTTGGAGATGAAGAAGTCTCTTGCTGAGAGAGAGCAACGTGTTCAAACTGGTACTCCGAAGAAGGAGACACCAACGCCTAAGAATAAAGGACAGCGTAAGACTGCTAGGGATAAGGCTCAGTTGAAGAAGTCTGCGGCTGAGAGAGCGTATAGGGTTCAACAGATGGGGATTACTAAAGGGAGTAACTAATGCCTGTTTGGTATCTAGTACCAGCCGGTGTGGCAGCTTATAGATTGGCGAGTCATCCTGTTGTTAGAAACTACCTTAGCAAAACTGGTCGAGCCTTGTCTAGTCTTAGCAAAAAATTTAGTAAGTCTACTAAGCCCCCTACGCCTCCTCCGGGGAAGGGCAAGAATATATACAGGGCTACTATGGCAGCAAGCTTTACCCCGGATTCTGATGCGCCGACTAGACAGGTTCCTAAACCCCCTAAGCCGGGGAAGGTCAAGACTGTAGCAGCGACTAGACCGAAAGTTGCCGGGACTAAGAAGAAGAAGCCCAGCAAGCCAAAGGTAATTAAAAGGTGAGTGCATTCAAGAAGTACTTGAGGGTATCTAAGAACCTAGAAGATAAAGAGCTGCATCTTAAAAAACTTGCTGCAGCGTTGGACACTCCGCACTGGAGAGAAATATTAGAGGAAATAGAAGATACGTTGTTGAAGACTTACGAAGAGTTCGACACGTGTACCAGTATAGAAGGATTTTTAAGCATTCAGGGAGAGGTGGTTGCTTTAAAGAAGATCGCTAACTTGAACGGACTGCTTAAGATAGTTGCACACAGGCGACAACGGATTCGTCCCACCGAATAGGGACAGAACGTAGGAGTACTACAAATGCCAGAAGGAAAAACAATAGTAGCGGAACAAACGATTCCAATAACTAAGGAGGACTCGGCTTCCTCTGAATATGAGCAAGACGTATTAGTAAACAAAGCATCTGAAATGGGGCACACCTTGAAGCATGAAGGTGATGTAACCCCCGGTAATTTGGATTGGTCTGAAATGGAACCCCTGCAGGAGTTCGATCGGATCGCTGAAGAGAGAGGTGTAGGGTCACAGTCTCAACCTGCAGTTGAGCAACCCCAAACACCTACTTCACCAGAGCCATCTACAGAAGCACTTACTGATAACATGAGTAAGCGCATTACCGACCTAAAGCGCAAAGCACAGCAAAACATTGAAGGTAAGGATCAAGAGATTGCCGAGAGGGATGCGATCATTGCAGCACGTGATGATCAAATCAATAAACTCTCCGGTATGGCTCAAGATTTCCAAAAGCTTCAAGCTACATACGTACCGCCTACTGGTGATGCTAGCCAAGTAGATACCCAGATTTCTACAATGGATCAAATGTTGGAGGATGATGGTGATACCTATACGGCAGCAGAAGTTGCGAGGCATGTAATGAAACGTCAGGAGTTGGTTGGGCAGAAGGATCAGATTTACCAATCCCAACTGAATGCACAATCTATTGTTAAACAGCAAGAGGTTATGAGGCTTAACTCCGATCAATACGTGAGGGATAATTATTCATTCGTGAGTGATCCCAATAGCGAATACTACAAGACGTTGAAGACGCAAGCCTATCCGATGTTGGAAAGCATCATTGGGCCAAACTTTAAGAATCATCCGCAGGATATGGTATTAGCTGCTGAGCTTAGTCGGCTTATGGTTGATGCTGCTAAATATCAACAAATTACTGGGAACGCACCAGCTCCTCGTCAAGAGCCAATTCCTATGGCAGGTCATACTGCCCCTCAAACCCAATCACAACAGCAGAGACAGCCTTCTTTTAGAAACGATGTAACTGATTTGCGTGGCGGGAATGTTAAGGATTTTGCAAAACTCTTGGCTGGCAGGGGCCATACGTGGCGACCTTAGTAATAATATTATAGGAGAGTTTCAAATGGCTTTTGAAACTTATAATCAAGTTGGTAATCGAGAAGACCTGCTTGACATTATTGTAAACATCTCACCAACAGAAACGCCCATGCTATCAGGTTTTGGCAAGGGTAAGGCTTCTGGGACTTTGCATGAGTGGATGACTGATTCACTCGCTGCTGGTTCTAACGGGAGAGTAGCTGAAGGCGCAGTCTTCACTGCAGTAGCGTTGACACCACGGACGAGAGTAGGCAACTACTGTCAGATTAACCGTAGGTCGTTTGAAGTTTCTGATACCTTGGACGCAGTCGATAAGGCTGGCGTAAAAGGTGGTGAGTACGAGTACCAGTTGGCGAAAGCTCTGAAGATTATGGCTACCGATATGGAAGTAGATATCGTTAGTGGTACTTCAGCATCTGGAGCTTCAGCAGGTACTGCACGTAGAGCACGTGGTGTACTTTCTTTCATCGCAACAAACGCAGAGACAGGTACTGCAGGTTCTGAGGCATTGACTGAGTCGATGTATAATGATAACCTGCAAACTATCTTTGATAGTGGTGGAAATCCTGACACGACCTATGCAAATGGGTTTCAGAAACGTCAGATCAGTGCATTCACTGCGAGTCAAACTCGTAACATTGAAGCTTCAAGCAAGAAATTGATTGCAAGCCTTGACGTTTACGAGAGTGATTTCGGTATGCAACGTATCATACTTGATCGTTATATGACCACAACGATCATTGTTCAACTCCAGAAGGAAATGTGGAAAGTCGCAATGTTGCGACCTGTTAAGCATACTCCTATCGCCAAGGTGGGATCATCTAGGCGAGGCATGACCGAAGCTGAGTGGACTCTTGAGTCTCTCAACGAGGCTGCGTCTGGTAAAATCACGGGGCTTACTACTTCGTAACCTTAATGGGGGTCACATAAAAACTGGCCCCCTTTATTGTATATGGCAGACTTAAGAGCAAACCCCACATTGAATAGAATGCAGATTGATAAAGCATTCAGTGATCTCAGAGAAAGTAAGCCGGGGTTGGCTCAAGCTTTTGGTGATACTCCTATAGATATCAGGTTGGGAAACATTAGAGATAGAGGATTTGGTGAAACGTATCTACCGGGAGAAGAAGGGCCACCGGATAAGCCAGCACCGGGGAACCCAGATCATCTACGTATTGAGTTACGCAAGGGTAGGACGGGGAGTACCGATGACAAGAAGGGTTTCATTATGGGAGAGCTTCTGCATCAGCTAGGTGCTAAGAAACAAGATGGAACAGATTTTAGCCCAGAGTTTATGGCACTAAAGAAGGCACTGTTGTTGAGTCTTACAGAAGACCAGCTACAGGAGGCAATGTTTTTGTTTAAAAAGAATTATCAGGGGGAAACTGGTAGCAATTTTGAAAGCTTCCCTGCTTACATGATGTCATCTGGTGGAGATGAGTTAATACGTGGTGGAATTTTACCAGAGGGGTTAACAGATCCAGAAGAGCG